GCTACAGGCAAGTGTCCTTCGATCACCAGGAAATTGTCATCTCCATGGACGAGCATCTTGTACGTACAAGGATAGGCAGCTGCGAACTTGCGCATGCACCACTTCATCGACATACCGTTGTTCAGCGAGTTACGCACGGAAGTGTCCGCGGAACCACTGGTCATCGTGTAGTCGACAGCGTACTTACTGCCTTTACTTGTGTACCCAAAAGCCTTCTTCATGGCCGTCATGGCGTACGCTGCGCGTCCATAATCGGCAATGCCACACTGCTCATAAGCTACGGAACCGTTCGCGTAACAACCCTCGCCTTGGCAAGAGTCGTACCGGCTCGCATCGCACTCAACGATGGTGACGTCGCGGTTGCCATATTGCGCCCGCCAGTCACCGATTGCTTCGGCAGTCATGCCCGACGTATAACAAACGTCGTGCTTGGCATTCCAAGCTCCCGCGAGTATCTTCGAGAACTTGTGCATGAACGGGCCATAGCTGACACTGAGTCTGTCAGTGCCGGCTTGGATCGCTCGAGGATCGAAATCTTCAGGCTCACTGCCACCTTTCATGGTCAGTTCTCGCTTGACGAAGAGGGAGCGCTTGAAGTCCTCCTGGCAGAGATCTTTTTCTACCAGGGACTCCCAGGCCAACTTGTGGCGCGCTCTTTTGCTAGGCGTAAACCTATCGTTCCATGCATCGAAGTCAGACTGAAGGTCATCACCTCCAATCCTCGAGAACGCCCGCACTTCCACTTGCGTCATCTCTTGGACTTCGGCCCACGCCACCACCGAAGCGGGAGGCGTTTTCACAAGGGCTCTGTTGACGGCCGCCACAACCTCGTTATTCTTCGAGGCATATGGGACCACAGGTATGTAGGAACTGAATGTGATCGCTACAGGATGAAACTGGGGACGGTCTTCAACGACCTCCACCCTTTCCGCATCAGTAATACGTGCGCCTTCTTTCAGCTCACGCAGCGGCATGGTAGACTCTGTGCCAGGCAGACCGGCCGGCCAGGCCTTCTTCGCATCGAAAGAAGGACCTGGCACTGACCTCCTGTCCAAGTTGTACGCCTCAGCCGTCTCGTAGATGGCATCCACAGAACCGCAGCACAAGAGATTCGTCCACTCTAGTGTCAGCGTCTGGGCCAGGGCAGCATACAATCGCTGCATCCTGGGGGTGCACAGCCTGTTGAACGCGATGATCTCGTCGTTCAAAGTGTACACAAAGGCCATAGCGGCCCCGTACACTGAACAGGTTATCTGCATCTCAACAGGGATGGACATCTTCGCGGAACTGGCGAGCTTCTTGGCCGTGTTGATACACAGCCTCAAGCCTGCTTTATCGCGAGGTACTCCAACCATCTTGAGAGCCACTGTCTTGACGAAGTCTTTCGGGAGGAGCACTTGCTTCGTGCCCCTCTTCCGTACCCACATGTAACTGCCACAACTGACAATCACAGAGTTGGAGATCTGCAAGAGCTCCATGGTGGGTTTAAAGTTCGTCTCGTCGCCAAGGTTGAGAAGCCCCTTCACAGGTCCTCGATGGGCGTTTCGGTCCAAGCTATCGAGCAAGGACATCGCAGACATGCTATCTACGACTACGCCAGGGGCAGTGCATACGGCAAACCGCAGCACCCATGTATCCCCAACCTGGT